GTTCCTTTGGTTCTGTAATCAAATGATAAATCAATATCTGGTGTGATACTCGCTACATACTTTCTGTATGCTCGTGTGTCCAATGCTAAAAATTCATTATCAACAAAATTATTGATAAATGATTTTTCTGTATTGCCGTCAACTGATATTAATTGGTGTTTGATTCTTGTGGTTAGTTCTGATGAAACTCCTGTTAATTGTTCAACTTTTTCTAATTCTTTCAAAGCTTCTTCAATTTTCTTTTCATCGTGTCCATTTAGTAATTTGAACTCAACTTTTCGTTTAGAATTAGGTAATTCAAATTCAAACTTGTTTTCACCTTTTTCTAATAGTTTT